CCCTCGACGCCGACTGCGACCTGTTCTACCGGATGATGGTCGTGCTGCGCGCCCAGTACCGCTCCCGCGCCATCATCGGCAACGCCCTGTTCCTCCCCGCCTCGCTCAACCAGTTGGCTCAGGGCGAGGTGACGGCCACCGGCTCGACCGAACTGGTGAACAAGTGGGCCGAGATCGAACGCCGCAACGCCGAACTGTCGGAGGACGGCGATGCCGTCGACGTCGCCCACATCATCGTCTCGGGTGCCGATGAGGCCGGCGAGAAGATCCGTGAGATCACCTTCGGCCGTGAGACGTTGGAGACCGACCTGAAACTGCGCGCCGAGCTGTTCGACCGCATCATGTTCGCCCTCGACATCAACACCCGGGCGACGACCGGTGAGTCCCAGAACCACTTCTCGGCATGGTCCGACAACGCCGACGAGCTACGGCTCGCCGTCAAGCCCGACGTCGAGGCGATGTGTTGGGCCTTCACCCGCCTCATCCTGCGCCCACAGTTGATGGCTGCCGACGTCGACCCGAACCTCGTCAACCGGCTCGCCGTCTGGTACGACCTGTCCGAAGCCTCGGTGAAGATCAACCGGCAGGAAGACTCCCGCCAACTCGTCGACCGCGGCGGACTCGCCCTGCGCTCGGCGCGCAAGGTCGGCGGGTTCGAGGAGACCGACGCCCCGACCGAGGAGGAGTACATCCGCCAGTTCGGCTACATGGCGAAGAACCCGTTCGCCGCCTTCTGGAAGTTGTCCGCCACCGACGACCCGGACTGGGACTGGGACATGGTCATGCCCAAGCCACCGGGCAAGCCGCTGCAGGGCCAAGGCGACCCAGCCGAGTCCGACGGTGGCGGCGACCCAGGTTCCCCCGACAGCAAAGACGACGAGACGAAGTCCCCGGACGACTAGGAGAGATCCATGATCAAGACGTACGGAAAGTTCAACCCTGACGGCGGACCCGGGCTGCTGCGCGCCATCGAGTTCCCCCAGCTCGCCCTGATGGACACCAAGACCGGCGACAGCCGGCTGCTCGTCGGTGAGGGTGGCGGCGTGCGCGAGTTGCCCCGGCCGATGAAGGCCGCATGGGTCACCGGGTTCGGCCACGACGGCGGCGTTCCGGTCGGCGTGCTACAGGAGGTCACCTTCGGCGACGACGGTGTCATCTCCGGCAAGGGCTGGCTGATCGACGACGAGAACGGACGCCGCCAAGAGTGGTACTTGGAGACCTCGGCGATCTTCCACAACTCCGTCGACCTCGCCGAGGTCAAGGTCAAGGTCAACTGGGTCTCGGACGACCCGGCCGACGGCGAGGACTTCTGGACGGTCGACCACATCGCCTTCACGCAGTGGAACATCGGCGCGACACACTTCGTCGACCTACCGGCGTTCCCCGACGCCCACGGCGAGCTGGTGGCGAGCTTCGCCCCGGACCGGTCACAGCCGCTCGTCGTCGAGTTCGCCTCGCACCGCATCGAGATCGAGACCAACGACGAACCAGCCGAGATCGTCGCCTCGCTCGCCGGTGACATCGTCGAGCCGTTCGCCGACTACCACATCCCCGAAGCCGACATGCCGACCCCGTTCACGATCGACGCCGAGGGCCGCATGTTCGGCCACTTCGCCGGGACGTGGGGCACCTGCCACGACGGCATCGAAGGACGCTGCGTCGTCGCCCCGAAGCCCGCCCACTACGCCGACTTCCACGCCCCCGGGATCCTCACCGAACGCGGCATGATCGAAGTCGGACCGGTGTTCTTCCTCGGCGGGCATCCGCGCAAGCCGCTCGGCAAAGGCGATGCCTTCGCCGCCTACGGTGGCGTCGAGAACGTCATCGGGTATGTACGTGTCGTCAACGGACAGATCGGGCCGTGGTGCTCGGGCCGGGTCGTTCCCGGCCTCGAACCCGAAGCGGTCTACGTCGCCCGGGCGTCGCGCAAGTCGGCCCACTACCGCGTCGACCAGACGTTGGCGGCGATCGTCTGTTGCAACGTGCCCGGGTTCCGCGTCCCCGGCTCGAAGCTGTCCCTCGACGAGGACGGCGCCGTGTACGAGGACGGCAAGGTGCTCGAACTCGTCGCCTCGTTCCGCGGCCCGACCCCCGATCCGGTCACCGAACGCGCCGGGGTGGCCGAGGCGCTGGAGTTGAAGCTCGCCGCCGACCCAAACTTCCGCAAGCTCGTCTTCAACCCGAGCTACAACAGCACCATCAGCCCGAGCTACGTCGTTCACAGCGGCGGCACGCTGACCGGTCGGATCACAGTCGACGCTGACCACGCTGATCCGGCTGCGACGGCCCGTCAGATGGAGATCGCTCTGTTGGAGTTGGAGATCGACTCGGCGTAGTTGCGATATCTCCACGCTGGCGACAAGCATTCGTCCAACCGACGAACACGCCAGGAGGCGAGATGTTCAAGACGATCCCCGCAGATCGCTCGCAGCTGTCGAGCGCAGAGCTTCGTCAGCTCGCCGCCGAGGTGCGTGCCGCAGCGCTCGCAACGGCACAGTCCGAAGATGAGGCCGAGCGCGCCGAGGCGACCCCCGAAGCTCTCCGCGAGCAGCGCGTCCTGGCCCGCGGCCTCCTCTCCGAAGCCGACATCGCCGAGGACACCGAGGCCGAGGCAGCCGCAGTCGCGGCGGCAGCGGAGGAGACCCCCGACGACCCACCCGTCGATCCGCCCGCGGAACCCGACGATCCGCCGTCCGAGCCGGACACCGAGGCGTCGGCGCATCCTGCCAACGTCGTGCCTCTCGCCACGGTTCCCGCCGTCGTCCATGTCGGCACCGAACTGACCGGCGAACCGGCGGCGCCGGCACGGCGTGAGCCTGCGCTTCGCCCCGACGTCATCCACCGCGCCGATTCCTTCTCCGGCAACAAGGCCGACGTTCCGTTCGCCTCCTGGGGTGACTTCGGGATGGCGGCGATCAAGCGGGCGCGCACCGTCAAGCCCGGGTCCGGCGAGCAGGTCCACATCGGCACGATCCTCGGTGAGTACGACGACGCCCACATCCTGTCGGACAACGCCCTCGACAACCTGCGCAAGCTCGACACCCTCGGCCTCTACGACTACAACACCCGCGACGAGATCATGGCGTCGGTGTGCCCGCCGGCCACGCCGTACTACGGCATGGCGTGCATGAACTCGACGGCCCGTCCCGTCGCAGCGTCGCTCCCCGGGTTCGCCGCACCCCGCGGCAACGTGACGATCTACCCGTCGCCGACGCTGCTCAACGTCGCCGGTTCGGCGGGCATCTGGACCCAGGCCAACGACGCCAACGTCGGTGCGACGAAGAACGCCTGCGCCCGGATCACCTGCGCCACCTCGACGACCTACGGCATGTACGGCGTCTACTGGTGCTTCACCGTCAAGAACATGGAGCTGCTCACCTTCCCCGAGCTGGTCGCCGCCTACCTCAACAGGGGTGCTGCGAACTTCGCACGGCTGGCAGAGATCCAGCTGCTCGACGCGATGGGCGCCAGCCTCGGCGAGGTCAAGGGTCCACTGCAGGGGCCGGTGTCGGCATCGACCCGTGTCTCGACGCAGCTGCTCCAGTACATGACGCTGTACCGCGAGCAGCAGCGCTGGGACGATGTGCCGATGCACGGCTGGGCGCCACGCTGGCTGCTCAACGCTCTGCGCATCGACCTGTCCCGCCGCAACAGCCGCGGCACCGGGTTCAACTTCGCCACCGAGGCCGAAGTCAACGCCGTGTTCGAGAACAACGTCGGGATCAACATGACATGGTACATGGACACCCCGTCATGGGGTGAGCCGCTGCCGTTCATCGTCGCCGGCAACCCGCCGTCGACGGGCACCACGGCGTTCCTCAACCAGCTGCCGTCGTCGGCCGACATCCTCGTCGCCCCGGAAGGCAAGTTCACGATGATCGACCGGGCGCAGGTGTCGCTCGGTGTCACCGGGAACAACTGGTACCGGGACAACGCCTCGAACAACAAGAACGAGGTGACGTTCTTCGTGGAGAACTACGAGGGCGTCGTCGACACGACCAGCTGCCCAGCGCACATCCTGCACTGGGACGCCCTGTGCTACAACGGCCGCGAGGTCGCCGACGTCGTCACCGACTGCAACGGTCTCGGTACCTGATCAACCAACCCCATTCCATTACAGTGAGGCCCGGGTCCGGTTCGCCGGGTCCGGGCCTCAATCGTTGAGAGGACGAACATGCCAACGATGGTCAACCCGATGGTGGTGGACCTGCCACCGCTGCGAGCACGTCCAGCCAACCTGTTCACCGACGTCGCCGTCGACATCTCGGCACAGTTCAAGGACGACACCGCGGACCGCACGGCGCGCGGCGCCAGCTTCATGTACGTCGGGCAGATCCAGCCGAAGGTGGTGCCGTACTGGTGCGGCGTCGACGACGACAAGTCGACCACCAACCTCGTCTTCAACAAGGACGGCAAGGCTGCCGCCATCCTCTCCTACGCCTGGTTCCAATGCTCGGGCCTGTCCGGTGACCTCGGCTGGATGCCGCCGTTCGTCGACTCGACGTTCGAGCTGCTCATCTCCCATGCCCTCGCCTTCGCAGCGACGACGATCATGCTGCCCCCAGAGCACATGAGCGTCGCCGAGTCCGCCACAGACGTCGGCAACGGCTCGACGATGCTCGACGCCCTCGCCCGCGTCGAGAAGGGCCTCGCCGACAAGGCGTCGAACGCCGAAGGTGTCATCTTCATCCCGATCCGCAACCTCGCCAACCTCGTCTCACTGCAGGCGATCGCTCTCGGCGACGGCGGGTTCCGCACACCGGCAGGACACCGCGTCGTCGCCGATGCGGGGCACCAGGGCGACAACACGATCTACGGCACCACGCAACTCGGCTACGCCCTGCAGACCCCGGTCCCGTCGGAGGAACTGAACTCGCCGGTGGCCCAGTTCAACCGGGTCCACAACGACATCCGCTGGATGGCCGAGACGTACGGCCTCGTCGTGTTCAACCCGGCCCACACCGTCAAGTCGACCCTCACAGGCGCCTCGGCGTAGTGACCCTGCGCGAAGCCTGCGAGCGGACCATCGCCGTCGGCGATCTCGATCGCTGCGAATGCAGCTACACCGCCCTCGGGTTGACCGGTCCCGAACTCGACGCCTTGATGGACGACGCTGCCAACACGCTCGCCAAGATCACCCATCTGCCGGTCGGACGCTGCTCAACGGTGTACCGGCCGTGCAGGCGAGGCTGCTCGTCGTTCTACTGCGGCTGCTGCGGACCGTCAGGGATCCCGCTGCCCGGGATCAACCCGGCGGTGACAGGGATCAAGATCGATGGGGCCACCGTCAACCCGAACGAGTACACGATCATCCGCACCCCGAACAACTGGATGCTCGAACGCTTCGACCCGATCAACGGGTACCCGACTGTCTGGCCGCACTGGCAGAACATCGCCGCACCCGACACGATGGCGGGCACGTTCTCCATCACCGTCGCCTCGGGCACCTACCCGGACTCTGTCACCCAGTCAGCGGTCGCCGAGATCGCCTGCGACATCCTGTCGCACCTCAATACCGAACGCGAGACCGAAGAAGGCGCCGTCGCCGCCACCGGGTACGGCGTGTCGCTCAGCTACATCCGCTTCGGCGATCCGACCGACCAGGAGACGCGCGCCCTCGCCGGCCTTTCGTGGGTGCGCCGCTTCGTCGCAGCGAACGGCGGCGGGCGTTCCGCAGCGCTGTGGAGTCCCGAACTCGATGAGGGCTGGATCCTCCACGAGAAACCGTGATCCGCAGGAAGCCACTCATCTCCAAGGTCCCGCTGACCAACAAGACGCCGATCAAGCGGACACCGATGCGCCGTAAGGCGCCCAAGCCCAAGCAGGGCTTCCTGGAGCCGGTACGGGGCCGCTGCATCGCCGGCTTCACCGGGTGCGGAGGGATCGCCACCGATCGACATCATCGCAAAGGGCGCGGCTCGGGCGATCACACACCGGAGAACCGCTGCGATCTGTGCTTCCACTGCCACCACGTCGTCATCCACGGCAATCCTGCATGGGCCTACGCGCATGGCTGGCTCGTCCACCGCTGGGACAAGCCCGGGAACATGCCGCTCACCTTCGGCTGCGAGCCTGGCTGCAGTTGCGATATCGGGGCGCCAGCGAACAAGCTAGGCGAAGCCTCAACCGCATAGGAGTGTGAGATGGCCACCAACCTCGCTGGCAATACGTGCATCATCGAGCACTCTGCCTGCATCCTCCGAGCCGCTCGACTCGGATCGACCTGTCAGCCGGTCGGCGGCGTCGACTCTGGCATCGTCACCGTCGGCATCATCGACGCCACGATCACCCCTGAGTACGTCGACACCCGGCGTATCGAACCGACGAACGGGTGCGGCACCGTCATGGCGAAGTTCGTC